CCAGCAGCTGCAGCACATTGTGGCATGACACATAAGGAAATGAAAATGACCTTTCGTGAATTTTTAAAGTACCACCCACCCGACTGGGACAATTCCACAACTGTCTCCACAGAGGTTTCCTTGATCGGGAGCTTTGTTATGATTCAGGAAACTCACGGAGGATTTTGATCATGCGTTGTAAAGTTCAGTTGTATGTTGCTGGTCGTGTCTTCTATGAAGAAGTGGAAGTCCGTAATTACCAAGAAGCTCGTGAGACAGCTCTTGCTAGGAATCCTAATGCTAAAGTTATGGGCGTAACTGCTATATGAAATATGAATTGAAAGATTATTTAAATTCAATTAATCAAACAAAAAAGAATATTTTGAAGGATAATCCAGAAGCTACCTCCGGATATCCTCCTTTTATTATTAATAAATGTCTGTCTTCCTTTACCGATGCTGTGCTGTATGCTAATGAGATGAACAAAAATGCTCATCTACCAAAGAAGCTACAGTACGACTTTTTTATAAATACTTTGAAGCCAAGAAAGAGATTCTCTCCTTGGGTTAAAAAACAAACGTTAGAGCATCTTGAATTGGTGAAAGAGTATTATGGCTACAGTCATACCAAAGCTCTTGAAGCATTAAGGATTCTTACAACAGATCAACTTGAAGCTATCAAAAAAGCATTGTACAAGGGTGGAACAAAATGACAGATGATATTGTAATTCAGTGGCAACAATCTGATATGGTGGAGGTTTCTCTGGCTGAGCCAGACGACTTTTTGAAAGTTCGTGAAACCCTTACTCGTATTGGTGTAGCTTCTCGCAAAGAAAAAAAGATTTATCAATCTTGCCATATTTTACATAAGCAAGGTAGATACTACATCGTTCATTTCAAGGAGTTGTTTGCTCTTGATGGTAAGCACAACAATCTTTCTTTGAATGACGTTCAGCGTCGTAACAGAATTATTCAACTTCTTTCTGATTGGGGATTGATTACTGTTGTAGAAGCAGACAAAATTACCGACGTTGCTCCTCTTAACCAGATTAAAGTTCTTGCTTTTAAAGAAAAAGAAGAGTGGACTTTGGAAAGCAAATATAACATCGGTCGTAAAAAAACCGAGGTAACCGAATAACTTTGTGGGGGAGTCACTACTCCCCTTTTTTAATGCCTTCTCATATATAATACGGAGATGCCTTCGGGGTCTCTTACAAAATACTCGCTTATTAAAGGAGAATTAAAATGACTAATCTTACTTGGGAAGTTTACCAACCATTCAATATTGGATTGGACCATGTTTTTAATCGCTTGGAAGCGATGTCTGGGCACAACACAAACTACCCACCTTACAATATCATCAAAAACGATGCCGCTAATTACGAAATTGAAATCGCTCTGGCTGGATTCAAAGCAGAGGAGATTGAAATCTCTACAGAACAGAACATTCTCAGAATTGCCTCTAAGGTTGAGAAACGAGATACTGACAGAACCTATCTCCACAAAGGTCTTTCCAAACGTTCATTCTCAAATACCTGGCAACTTGGTGATGATGTCAGAGTATCCTCTGTAAATTTTGCTGATGGGTTATTGACAATAGCATTGGAAAAAATTATTCCAGAGCATCAGAAGAGAACAACCTACACTATTGGGGCGTATGAGAAACAGTTCTTAACGGAATAAATAAATCGTATCGTTGCCGCTTGGGGGACTTCTGGCAAAAACCAGTTGACACCCCCATTTTTTTGTGCTATGATAATAAAATCGTTACTAAAAAATATGGAAAACACAAATACATCCGTTGTAATTCTTAAAACAGGAGAGCAAATAGTATGTGATCTTAAGGAAGTTTTTGAGGGAGACGGAGAAGATAAAAAGGGAATTTGTCTTTTGATAATTCACCCATATTCTCTTTCTTTAATTTCTGTTCAAAATCAAGAAAATCCACAACAAGATTTACAAGTTAAATTTAGCAAGTGGTGTCCTTATTCTATTGATAGTCAATATAAAATTCCTTATGATGCTGTGATGGCAATTGGAGCATGTGATCCCGGCCTCTCTGTTGCTTATTTGAACAAAGTAGCACAGGTCGAACAAACA